GACGCAGCGAAAGAGCTGCATACAGCGCTTATATCGAGACATCCGAGTTGCTCTGGTCTCGAGTCCTTTCTTTATCAAGCGAGTTATTCGCTCGACAAGGGCTCAAACCAAGGCATGGACCCGGCACTACTGCGGACGGTCTTAAGGGAAACCTTAAGTATCGCCAGCGAGTGTGGACAGATAGGCTTGAAGCATTTTTCTCTTTTGGAGAGTATGCTTTTCCTAACTGGCGCTCTTTCTTAGAGCAGTCCGATCTCATATTTCTGGATCCTGGTTCTGAGTTACCTACTAAGGTTATTTCAGTTCCTAAAACCATGAAAACACCTCGTTTGATAGCAGTTGAACCTACCTCTATGCAATATATGCAGCAAGGTATGCTCAATCTTCTTCACGAGAATCTTTCACAGGACAAAATCCTGTGGCGGATGATGGGTTTCGATGACCAAACGCCTAATCAGCGTTTTGCTAGAAAAGGCTCCATTTCTGGAGACTATGCGACACTTGATTTAAGTGAAGCATCCGATCGTGTTAACATGTGGCATGTAGAGACTCTGTTTGGCATCAATAAGCACCTTTTTGGTGCTCTTGTTGCCTGCAGAAGCTCGAAGGCCAGCGTTCCTGGTTATGGGGTTATAAACCTCGCCAAGTTCGCGTCTATGGGGTCGGCGACTTGCTTTCCGATAGAATCGATGGTCTTTTTGACTGCGGTTCTGGCTGGAATTGCTCTGTCGCTAAACCGACCTTTGAAGCAGGAGGACCTTAAGGTCCTCTCTTCCCGGGTGCGTGTCTTCGGGGATGATATTATTATCCCTACAAGGCATACGCAATCTGTCGTCAAGATCTTAGACCTGTTAGGGTTTAAGGTAAACTTGAACAAATCCTTCTGGACTGGAAAGTTCAGAGAGAGTTGTGGGAAGGAGTACTATAACGGCTTTGACGTTTCTGTTGTCAAGGTTCGTCAAGTGCTTCCTCTCCGACGGAAGGATACACAGGAGATTATCTCCGCTGTCTCAATGCGTAACCAGTTTTTTAAGGCTGGTTATGTACGAACAGTCGAGTTCCTTGATGGCCTCATTGAGCGGTTAATCCCGTTCCCTGAGGTTTCAGAGGATTCTCCTATCTTAGGGAGACATTCTTGGGGGCCTGTACAGGCTCTTAGAATGCACCCCACACAACAATACCCTCAACAATGGGGTGTGGTTGTGCGGCCGGTCAAGCGTCGTCGTGAGATTGACGGTTGGCCTGCTCTGATGAAATGGTTCCTGAAAGACAATGAATTGCCTTTCATTGATCGGAATCATCTTGTGTATTCCGGGCGGCCCGCTGCCCTTACACTAAAAGCGTGCATGGCTCGTCTATGATTAAGTAGACGAGGCGGCTCTCGCAAGAGGCCGCACAGGGAGGTTAGAGCCTCTTTTCTTGAGGTTTTAACCTCAGGGAGATGCAC